AACTTACACAGATTCAATAGAATATGTAACAACTACATCTACAGGTAATGGAGCTGATTTTGGAAATTTAATTTCTGCTATTTCTGGTCCAGGTTTAGGTATGATGTGTAGTTCAACTAGAGGTGTATTTGGTGGAGGAGGATCACCAAATACAAACGTAATACAATATATAACTATTCAATCAACAGGTAACGCTACAGATTTTGGTGATTTAACAACAGCTAGATTTGCTCCTGGTTCTGCTTGTAGTTCAACTAGAGGTTTATTTGCAGGTGGAGAAACTCCTTCTCTTACAAACGTAATAGATTATGTTACTATTGCGTCAACAAGTAATGCTACAGATTTTGGTGACTTAACTATAAGTGTTTCAAGACACGGTGGTGGGTCTAACGGTCATGGAGGGCTAAGTTAATGTCTAATTCAGGAAAAATTTGGGATACACGAGAAGCATATAAACAGCAAAGAAATAATGCTTGGTCAAGAGGAGACATTGGTTTAGCGAGTTCAGGAACAAGTTCTAATGGTACAATCAATAAAGTACAAATATCTACAACTGGAAATGCAGTTGGTTTTGGTGATGTGCTTACCGCTTCAACTGCTAATGGTGGTACAATGTCAGGTGGTCAAACAAGAGCATTGTTTGCTGGTGGAAATCAACCAAGTGTAAGTAATGTTATTTGTTACAAAGAATATTCTTCTGATGGAAATTTTGCAGACTTTGGAGATTTAAGTGTAGGTAGACAAATATTAACAGGTACAGGAAATGCAACTCGTGGAATTTTTGCAGGAGGCAGAACAGGAATAGGTCCTACTGTTCCCTCTAATGTTATTGATACTGTATCCTATGCAAGTTTAGGCAATGCAACTGACTTTGGAGATTTAACAGTTGCAAGAATAGGTTTAAGCTCTATGCAAAGTCCAACAAGAGGTGTATTTGCAGGTGGTGGAAGTCCTACTAACGTAATAGATTTTATTACATTTAGTTCTGCTGGTAACGCAACAGATTTTGGTGACATAGGTACAACTACCTCACCTCTTGATTATTTTGGAGGAGTAAGTTCAGAAACAAGAGGTGTATTTGCTGGAGGAGGTGATCCAAGTAATGCATCAATCATAGCTTTAATAACAATAGCTTCAACAAGTAATTCACAGGACTTTGGTGATCTAACTCAAAGTAGAATTTTGATGGCTGGTGCATCTAATACTGTTAGAGGTGTTTTTTTTGGAGGACAACAAAATGCATCAGGTGGTCCAGCATCAAATGTTATAGATTTTGTTACAATTGCAACAACAGGTAATGCAACAGATTTTGGTGATGTTTCAGGTGCTAGTAGCCAAAATAGTGGAGGAACTTCTAACGGTCATGGAGGAATTGTTTTAGGTGAATTACAACGTCCATCAGTAAACTATATGCCCGGATCAGGGAGAGGGTTTAATATTGGTGGTAGTGGTCCTTCTCAATATAGTCTTATAGAAATGTTAAATGTTGCAACACTTGGAGCAATATCTGATTTTGGAAATTTAGCTGCTAATACTTATCATTTGTATGCATGTGCTAATATAAATAGAATAGTTACAAGTGGAAGTGATGGAGCAACTGTTACTATGGAATCTATCCAAACAGCGTCCGCAGGTAATGCTGCAGATTTTGGTGATGCAACTACAGCAAGAAGAAGTCCTGGTGCTTGTTCTAACACTACAAGAGGAGTATTTGCTGGAGGAAATAATCCAGGATCACCTATCAATAATATTGATTATGTGACCATAGATACTGCAGGTAACGCTACGGATTTTGGAGATCTAACTGTTGCAAGAGCTTATGTTGCTGGTGGTAATTCACCTACAAGAGGTTTATTTGGTGGAGGTGATCCATCTACAAATGTAATAGATTATATAACAATTGCATCAACAAGTAATGCTACAGATTTTGGAGATTTACTTGCTTCTTTGTATGGTGTTAGAGCGGTGTCTTCTACAACAAGATGTGTTTTTATGGCAGGTACAACAAGAACAAATGTAATGCAGTACGTAACTATAGCATCAACAGGTAATGCTACAGATTTTGGAGATCTAGATGCTGCTACAACTTTTGGAGCTACATCTCAAAATATTACTAGGGGTTGTTATATGGGAGGAGAAATAAGTGCTTCACCTTATAATGTATCTACCGTGCAGTATATGACTATTGCATCAACTGGTAACACTGCCGATTGGGGTGACTTAAAAAATAATATGCAGTACCAAGGTGGTGCATCTGATAATCATGGTGGTTTACAAAGCTCCTAGAATATAGTATAAATTCTGTATGAAAGAAGAATTATTACAACTGTTTCCAACACCTTTATTAATTGTACCTTACGAAGAATCTATTGATAAGGAACTAGAATTTTTAAAAACTATTAGTTATCGTGAACAACAAAATAATGGTAACTACAGATCTGATGATTCGTATTTATTACGTAATGAAGAATTTAAAAATATAAAAACATTCTTATCAGAGTCAATAGATAAATTTACTAAAAATGTAATGCAGTCAAAACAAAGATTAGTGATTACTCAATGTTGGGCTAATAGAAATCCAAAAGGGTCCAAGCACCATGAACATGTGCATCCAAATAGTATAGTGTCTGGTGTAATGTACTTTCAAATAAATGAAAAGTTACCACCAATATCTTTTTCTAAAGCAAACCAAGATGGTATGAAATTAAATCCAGAAAAATATAATTATGTTAACTCAGAATCTTTTATGTTGCCTTGTAAAACAGGTGAACTAATATTGTTTCCATCTTCACTAAAACATAGTGTACCTATTAATCAAGGTGACGAAGATAGAATAAGTGTATCTTTTAATACATTTTGTATTGATGTAATAGGATCAGAACAATCACTAACCCATTTAGATATAAGGAGACTAATGAATGAGCACAATTAAAAGTTATATATACGTAGGAAACCACATACCAAAAGAATTATGTCAAGAATTGATAGATGAATGTAATAAAGGTATTTGGAAAAAACACACTTGGAATAATTATGCCGAAGGTACTTTTAGTTCTGAACCTACAAAAGAATTAGATGTAATGAATTGTACTCCAGAACAACAAGCAAAAATTACACCGCATTTAATTAAAGCATTGAATGAGTATCAAGAAAAGCATAGTGTGCCAGGAGAAAAGACTCAAGGACCATGGCTCACGAAGTTTAGTCCAATAAGATTTAATAGATATAACGTTGGCACCATGATGAGAGAACACTATGATCATATTCACAGTATATTTGATGGTAAAATGAAAGGTGTACCTTTAGTTTCTATTGTAGCTAACCTAAACAGTGACTACGAAGGCTGTGAATTTTATTGCAGAGGAGAGAAAATTGAGTTAAAAACAGGGGATATACTATTGTTTCCTTCTAATTTCATGTATCCACATGAGGTGAAAGAAGCAACTAAAGGAACCCGTTACTCTTTTGTAAGCTGGGCCTTTTAATTATTATGAGGTTATATGTTACAAAAATTAGGATTTGCACCAGGTTTCAACAAACAAGTTACGGAAACTGGGGCCGAAGGTCAGTGGTTTGATGGTGATTTTGTACGTTTTAGATACGGGTCTCCTGAAAAAATAGGTGGTTGGGCTCAATTAGGGGAATCTAAACTAACAGGAGCTGCAAGAGCTCTTCATCATTGGGATGATAATGCTGGTGTTAAATACGCAGCAATAGGAACCAATAGAATTTTATATGTTTATTCTGGTGGTCTTTATTATGACATCCACCCTATTAGAGTTACTTTAACAGGAGCTAATTTTACAAGTACCTCAAGTAGTCCAACTGTTACAATAACATGTACTGGGGATCATGGTTTGTTAGAAGATGATATTGTATTGTTTGATTCTGTTACTGGATTAAGTGGTTCTACTTTTACAAATGCTACGTTTGAAGATGAAAAATTTATGGTTACATCTGTACCAAGTGGTACAACTTTTACAATTACAATGGATACTAATGAAGCCGGCACTCCTTTAAGTACTGCAGGGTCTACATCTATCTTATGTTATTATACTGTAGGACCCGCTCAACAACTTGGAGGCTTCGGTTGGGGCGCAGGTTTATTTGGTGGTACGTCTCTTGGTCCTTCAGCAACAACTTTACAAACAGCTTTAACAAATACTACAGGAACAACTGTAGTTTTAAATAGTAGCTCAGCGTTTCCGGCAGCAGGAACAATACAGATAGGTTCTGAATTTATTTCTTACACAAATAATAATACAACTACAAATACATTAACCGGTGGTGCTAGAGGAGTTGACGGGACTACTGCTGCAACCCACAGTGCTGGGGCTACAGTAACTAATGTTACTAGTTATAATGGATGGGGAGATCCTGCTTCTTCTGACTTTACTATTGATCCAGGTTTATGGGTTTTAGATAATTTTGGTACAAAATTAATTGCACTTATTTATAATAATAAATGTTTTGAATGGGATGCTTCAGCAGTCAATGCAACAAGTAATAGAGCAACTTTACTTGCCAATGCACCAACAGCATCACGTCATGTATTGGTTTCAACTCCCGACAGACACTTAGTATTTTTTGGAACTGAAACTACTGTTGGGGATCCTACTACTAAAGACGACATGTTTATTAGATTCTCTGACCAAGAAAGTATAGATCAAACAGATTCATATACAGTACGGGCTGAAAACACGGCAGGTACACAAAGACTAGCAGATGGTTCTAAAATTATGGGAGCTATTAAAGGTAGAGATGCTATATACGTTTGGACCGACACTGCATTGTTTTTAATGAGATTCGTTGGAGCACCTTTTACTTTCTCCTTTGAACAAGTAGGGACTAACTGTGGATTGTTTGGTAAGAATGCAGCAGTAGAAGTTGATGGGTCTTCTTATTGGATGTCAGAAAATGGTTTCTTTACTTATGATGGACAATTAAAATCAATGCCTTGTCTTGTTGAAGACTATGTGTATGACAGTGTTAATGACACATCTCGTGATTTAATTAACTGTGGTTTAAATAATTTGTTTGGTGAGATAAACTGGTTTTATTGTAGTGAAGGTTCTGATGTAGTGGATCGAGTAGTGACTTATAATTATCTAGACTCATCAGCAAAACAACCTATATGGACTACAGGTAGTTTAGATAGAACAGCATGGCAAGATTCTTCTGTATTTAACAAACCTCACGCAACATACTATACTTCTACAGATAACAATTCTTTTGATGTTACTGGCAATACTGATGGTATTACTATATACTATAATCAGGAAACAGGGACCGATCAAGTAAATGCAGGAGGAGCTGTTACAGCTATCCAAGCAAACATATTATCAGGTGATTTTGA